TCGATGTCTGCTGCGAGTTGGGTGTAGTCATCTCCGATCTCTTTTACAATATCTTTTAAAAAATCCATTAGAGTACAAATCCAAATTGTTCACGAGCGATCTTCTTGTATGGACCACCAGGGTTGGCATCACGAATCTCTTTGATCTTATTAAGTTTCTGATAAAGAGAAGCATCACCACCGAGGCGGAGAGCACTTACGATAGTCGCCAATTCTTTATCGTTGATTGGTAGGTCCATTTATCCGAAGAAAAGTTCTAGGTTTACTGTTTTCTCAACATTCCATCCAATAGCGTCAAGGATTACCTTAACAGGATCAAGGAAGGCTTTGTTGAATTGTAGATCATAGTCGATGTATTTGCCAAGACCGAATTCGTATGGGAAGTCGGAAGCAAACGAAATCACGTTCTCCCTAATGGGATTTGGTTTAGACAGGTGGATGAATTTGATCTTGTCACCGTTGTTGATGTAAGAATACTTGGATTCAAGTTTCATCTCCTTCACCAAGTGATTATGTAGGAGACAACCACGGACGTGCATTGGACACCCCTTACCATAGATGGTTGCGTGGTTCTTATGTTTGTTTACATCAGAAACACTACGAGGGAAAGCAATCTCTTCAGGTGTCATCTTATTGAACTTGGCTCTGGATTCATCAATGTATTTGATGACATCCTCCTCAGTCCCATTCATCATCAACTTCAAGGCACCTTTAATCATATCCCTACAGGGTGCTGGTGTCGAAGACTTTACAGCTTCGATACCCATGATCTTCAGTTTCGGGTCCTCATACCTGACACCCTCACTGTCCCAAACATTGAGGATGTATCGTTTCTTTGCCGTCCAGATGCCACGATCAGCGATGTTCTCTCGCTTCATCTGCATCTTTTGATCGTAGGCGTTTACATATGTCGCAAGGTCCTGGTAGCTTTTCTCGATAAACGGTTCCAGTTTGTCCTGGCAGATCTTGTCAATGATCCCCACAATCTTAGTCTTCTCGCCGCGCTTATTGCTAAAAAATTTATCAACAAGAGGTCCGAAATTAAGATAGATTGAATCAGTGTCAGATGCAATGACATAGTCAACATCTTCTGTCTGTAACAAACTATTTAGGTAGCTGTTTACTTTATTCTCAATCCAACGGATAGAGACTTGACCAGAAAGCGTAATCGCTTCCGCATTGGCCAGTTTGTAGTAACGGAAATACTGATTACCGATTGCACCATAAGCAGAGTTGAGTGCAATCTTACGAGCCATCTGGAAATTGTTGAACTTCGCGACATCTTTTTCTGTCTGATCTCTCAACCGTATTAAATCACTATCAGACAGTTTTGCAAACGGATTGTCAGAGGATACTGTTATTTCCTGTTCTGGACCTTCACCAGCTCCACCAATCAAATATCCCATTACTTGATACCTCGTCGTTTCATTTCAGCTTCAATATCCACCAGTTGTTGTTTAGACTTCAACATCTTCTTCTTGAAGACCTTACGGTCAGCATACATCTTCTCCATCAATTCAGGTAGAAAACCCTTAGTATCTTTACGAAACATAGCCCCGTTAGCACAAACGGCATAGTCACTGTAAAGTTCAAAGTTGAGTTTTTCACCCAAGATTTTATCAACTGTGACACTAGGATGTTTCTCATCCATGAGTGTTTCAGGAGAGATATTATACTGCATCATCAGGTGAGGATACAGAGAGTTCAAGTCAAAGGACACCACATATTCATAGACACCTGGTTTAGGTTCCTTGACGTATGCTCCAGCAAACTTATCACTCTTCTCCGATCTGTTCTTGGGTGGGATGACAATGTTTCTCTTCTTAAGATAGTTGTAGATAATCGTATCCCACATACGGACCTGAGCCATAGGGTCAATGAAGTTCACCTTTGCGTCAAATGCCATGGTGATGACCAACTCAATCAGTTTCATCTTGTCTTCCAAACGGTCAACAAGTTCCACGTCCTTGATGTTGTAATCAATGAACTTCTTCCAGTTCCCCTTATAGAAATCCTTGAAGGTATCGAACTCACTGTGGTCCAGTTTCTTCTGTCCCAGTTCAACCTCACCAATAAAGTCCAGTCGATAGGACTCACGATTCACATAGGTGAACTTCTTATAGAGTTCCAGATAGTCAAGTGTGGTGACACCAACGATTGAATAGACATTGTATTCACGACCAGAGATACCAATCATCTCATGATCTACCATCTTCCACGGTGAGAGTTGTTTCATCTTCTTCTCACCCATGATCCGTGAAATACGACCACAGAGATATGGAATATCATACAGACGAACATTCCAACCAGTAATCACATCAGGGGTATTCTGCTCCCACCAATATAGGAAAGCTTCAAGCATCGCAACCTCATCACTATGATAGTGATAAGTTACATTCTTCTGTGTGGGAGTATAAGGATGACGACCCCATGTGGTAATCTCTTTGGTCGCATAATCCTGAATCGAGATGGACAACATCTCCTCAGAACATGAGTCAGGACTAGGGAATCCCTCTTCAGACTGGACCTCGATATCCATCGTGACCAGTCCGACTTTGTTGATGTCGAACTTAATCTCTTCTTCGGGATACTTGTCAGAGATATACTGATACTGATACCTCTCGTTGCCGAAGACCTTGAATCCTTCTACACCATCATACTTTTTGATGAACTCTCTACAGTCTCTTACCAACCCAGGTTTAATAGGTTCAACATGTTCACCCTCAAGTGTTTTCCACTTGGTCTCTTTTCTTGATTTGACAAAAAGAGTAGGGTTATACTTTTCCTGAAACATCACCTTCCGTCCGTCTTCATATCCACGAACAAGAAAGTTGTTACCAATCATCTGGACGTTGGTATAAAACCTCACTTCAATAATTCCTCATACTTTGTTTTCAATTTACTATTGGGGTCAGCAATAGTCAACAGTTTGTCAGAACTAATCATGAAATCATTTTGATTAGTATAGTCCAACAACCATGGGGACAATGTCCCATCATCACAAATTACAAATGGTTCAATCAGTTTACAATCTGGTTCTCCCAGTTCTGATGTTACCTCTTCAATCTGACTGATCAGAATCTGATTCGTCGTCAGATACAGAATCTTCACGTTGTTCATATTTCTTGATACCGTTTTCGTAAGTTTCCTTTAAATCATCAATTGGTTCCATGATGCTGATAACCCAATCAGCCACGACAGGAATAGTTGTATCCTTACTCAATGGCATCCAAGGTGTCAGTCTCAGTTTAAATGGTTCTTTAGTTGGACCAACAGATCCACTATCAGTACCAATCAATTTCGCAACACAAGGGTATTTAAGGAAGTATCCAACCACCTGATCATTTGCGACCATCTCCTCCATGTCAGAGATAACATCTTCACCAGACTTCAATAGTACAAGTTTAATTGTCATTTTCCAACTCCATAGTCAGGTGCTGCTTCAGCTTCAGCTTTACGAATATCTTCATGAAGACGTTTGGTTGC